CTGTGTTGCACGAAAATTATTATGAAAAGCATCAAAAAGAGAAGAATAAAAAAGGCGATATTATAAGTATGATGGTGCAGTCAGCGATCAAAGATATGAAAAATAAGGGATATCTAAAATGAAATATGATGAGCGTATTAAAATTCTCAAAGAGAAAGTTATTAAGTTTTTAGAGGATTACGAAATTCCAACAAGTTTTGATAAATCCAGAGCACAAAAAGAAATGAAATTTATGTGCGAAGATTTGAACCGAAAAATTCCATCGGATTACAAAAAAGAACAAGTAGACTCTTTGATGGATGCAATCAGTCAATATTGCAGAGAAAATATGTCAAATAGATCATGGCCGACCATTAAGCTTATGATTAAAGGTTTGGAGACATCCTTAGAGCGATCATCGTATAAGTCGGAAACTAGGATCAACAATGATCCTTTGGATTCATATGCAATTAATGCGCATAGAATTAAGAATGGAGAGCCAGTAAGCGAGATGTATCTGTCTGGAAATCAAAAGCTTCGTGTGATGAATACAGGAATAGTTAGTTATTCCGATTTTGAGAAATACGACAAATGGCTTGCTAAAAAGAAGGAGAAGGGGTATGTGTAAGTTATTGAAAACGTCCTTATCGTTTCATGCTTCATCAACTGCGTGGCCCCCTCCTCCTTGTTCATTTGTTTCTCAATGGGGGCCACACCTTTGAGCGCTCATAGTATAAAGTCTAAGCGTAGACATCCAAATCCATCAACCTTCAATCGTGAACGGTATAGCTTCGGACACATGACGTTTGAGTTAATTGATCACCCGAAAGATGGCGTTTCTTTTTGTCTCTTAGCAGGACCACCCGACAATCTTTTTGATGATAAGCCCATTTGCAGCGGTTTTATGAAGAAAAGTTTTGCAAAAGACTTATCAGAAATAATGCAGCGTGTATTACAGTTGAAAGAGGAAAGAAAGCTTCCAGATAGATGTTCACGACATTTGTGTGATAACCAAGTGATTGAAGGTGAAGAAGTTTGTGCAGTTTGCTTTTATGATTAAGAAAGGATAAAGTTTTGAATATTCATGCTGATATAGATTGGCCTTCATTGAATCCTCAGCTTCTTAGTGTGGAAGATTTAATTCCATACGTAAATAATTCTCGTATTCACTCACAGGATCAGATCAATCAAGTTGCTGCAAGTATTAATGAATGGGGCTTTACTAATCCTATACTTATTGATGAAAAAAATATGATTTTGGCAGGGCATTGTAGGCTTTTAGCAGCGCAAAAACTTAAACTTGATAAAGTTCCAGTAATTATAGCCAGAGGTTGGTCAGAAGAACAGAAGAAGGCTTATATAATAGCAGATAATAAACTCTCTTTAAATTCTTCATGGGACAAAGAGCTTTTGAAAGCTGAAATCAAACAGCTTGAAGTCGACAATTATAATTTAGATTTTGTTGGATTTAATGTAGAGGAATTAACAGAGTTGTTTTTAGATAAAGAATTTGGCACCACTGATGCGTTTGATGAATGGCAAGATATGCCAGAATACGACAACGAAGATATGAATTATTACAGATCGTTCAAAATTCACTTTAATAACCAAGAGGATTTGGACGAGTTTATAGAAAAAACTGGCTTACAGATCACAGAAAAAACACGTAGTACTGTTTACCCGAAACCAGAAAAACTAGACCTCAAGGCATACATTGTAAGTGGCACAGACAGTGCGGCCTAATTTTCCTCTGTATATACCAAGCAAAGGGCGATCAGAATACATGGTTACCTCTAAGGCTTTGACTATGATGAAGGTGCCGCATTATGTCGTGGTCGAGCCTCATCAGGTGGACGATTACAACAAGGCGATAAAGCATTGGGATTTATCGGCAACTGTTATAGAATTAGACCTCAGCTACAAAGAAAAATACGAACTCTGCGATGATCTGGGATTAACAAAGAGTACAGGGCCAGGGCCCGCGCGTAATTTTGCATGGGAACACTCTAAGCAGAATGGTTTTGCGTGGCATTGGGTCATGGATGATAACATCAGGTATTTTCATCGGTTCAATAAAAACCTACAGATCAAGGTCACAGACGGTACATGCTTTCGTGTGATGGAAGATTTTGTGCAGAGATACACAAACATCGGAATGGCGGGTCCAAATTACATGATGTTTGCGCCACGCAAGACGCGTCTGCCTCCGTTCGTGCTAAACACACGAATTTATAGCTGCAATCTTATACGAAATGAATTGAAGTATCGTTGGCGCGGTCGTTATAACGAAGATACTATCCTGTCGTTAGATATAATTAAGGCTGGTTGGTGCACGACACAGTTCAATGTTTTCTTGCAAGAAAAAATGAATACGCAAATTCTTAAAGGTGGTAATACAGAAGAATTTTACCACGCAGAGGGAAGCGTTCTCAAAGGTGAAAGATATTCAGACACTGGAACGCTTGCTAAATCACAAATGCAAGTGAAGGTTCATCCCGACTGTTCTCGTCTTGTCAAGAAATATGGACGTTGGCACCACCATGTAGATTACAACAGATTTAAAAAGCAGAAGCTGATAAGGAGAACTGATGTAGATTTCACGGGATCGGTGCAAGATTACGGGATGAAAATGGTTATAAAGTCTTAGACTTATATATTGTGAATTAATAACTTTCTAAAATATCTTTTATCGTTCAAAATTTGTGTTATATGAATGTTGACACATTTGTATTATTTAGGGATCAGAAATAATGTCAAAAAAAAATGATATAGTGCCAATGCAGCAAAAAAGAGGCCCAAGGGGACCAAGTAAACCTATTACAGATCAAATGTTTGATCAAATTGTGTCGATGATCCGTATTCATTGTACCCAAAATGAAATATGCAATATCATAGGTATGTCTGACACTACTCTTAACCGACGTTTGAAAGAGCGCGGTTATGATAATTTTGAAGGGCTGTATAAAAAGCACAATGACGAAGGTAAAGCGTCAATAAGACGGATGCAATGGCAAGCGGCAGAGAACGGAAATTCAGCTATGCTTGTTTGGCTTGGAAAGCAGTATCTTAGTCAGACTGATAAGGTTGATGCAAGAGTAGGTGGTCCAGACGGCGGACCATTGATAACTAAAATTGAACATGAATACATCGACGTTACGCCATAAGGCTCCGAAGTGGACGAAAGCGCTTGATCAAGGAGAGATTGGCAACCCAAGATATCGAGGTGCTAAAGGTGGTAGAGCGTCTGGCAAATCTCATTACTTTGCAACAAAAGTTATTTTGAGATGTTTAGCAGAACCTAACACAAAAGTTATTTGCATTCGTGAAATTCAACGTTCCCTTGAATTTTCGTCAAAACAACTGATTGAGGATAAAATAAAAGAATTAGGCATTGAGCATTATTTTGAAGTTCAAAGAACACGTATTTCGTCAAGATTTGGCAATGGCGTTATTATTTTCCAAGGAATGCAAGATCATACAGCAGATAGCGTTAAAAGTTTAGAGGGATTTGATATTGCTTGGGTGGACGAAGCGCAATCTATGTCATCCCGCTCAATCGAATTGCTTGATCCAACACTGCGAAAAAACACCGCAGAAATTTGGTGCAGCTGGAATCCTCAAAGAGAAGCTGATGCTGTGGAAGTTCTCTTTAAAAATAATCCAAAAGCGGTGTGCGTTCATGTAAATTTCAATCAAAATCCTTTTGCAACAAATTCCGTAAGAGAGATGGCCGAATTTTCTAGATCACAAAACGTTTTGAAATATAACCATATTTGGCTTGGTGATTTCATCAAAGAAGTAGAAGGGTCACTGTGGAACCTAGATAACATTATAGAAAAGATAGTTACATCGAATGAAGTTCCAGAGTTATCAAGAATAGTTGTAGCTATTGATCCAGCAGTGACAGCCAATAAGAATTCCGATGAAACTGGAATAATCGTTGCGGGAAGATCACGATTTTCAGATGCGTATTATGTCCTTGAAGATGCTTCTCTAAGATCAAGTCCCGATGTTTGGGTAAATAGAGCTATTAAAAAATATTATGAATATGAAGCTGATCGTATTATAGCAGAAGTAAACAATGGTGGCGATCTGGTAGAAAATCTGTTAAGAAATGTTGATAGGAACGTAGCTTACTCTTCAGTACGAGCAACGCGAGGTAAAATTGTGAGGGCAGAACCGATAGCTGCCCTGTACGAGCGAGGCCAAGTGTTCCATGTGGGGCGCATGACAGATTTGGAGGAGCAAATGATATTTTTTGATGGTCGGAGCAATACTTCGCCTGATCGTTTAGATGCTTTGGTCTGGGCTTTGACGGAACTAACTAGATCAAACGGACAAGCATATTGGAGAGTAAGTTGATGGCAACATTGCGTGAAAGATTTGCTGCATTTTTATCACCAGAAAGTTTTGTTGAAAAAAAAGCATTGCCTCAAGTACATTTAACAGGCCCATCTTACGCCTCTAGTAAAAAGGATAATTTCAGATCGTTTGCATCGGAAGGATATAAGGAAAACGCTATTGTTTATCGCTGTGTGAACGAGATTGCAAACGGCGCAAGCACAATTGAATTTAATCTTTTCCAAGGGGATAATAGGGTTGAAAGTCATCCACTTCTATCTCTCTTGAGGCGCCCAAATCCTTTGCAAGCTGGTGTCGAATACTTTCAATCTCTCTATAGTTACCTGCTGCTATCTGGTAATTCATACGCTCTAACTTCAGATGTCAATAATATGATTACTGAGCTTCATATTTTGCGGCCTGATAGAATCGAAATAAAACCGTCAGAAACTACAATTCCTAAGTCGTACTGTTATAAACTAAATGGTCAAACGGTAGCCGAATATCCGGCTGATCCAGTAACGGGTGCTTCTCAAGTTAAGCATTTTAAATTCTGGAACCCTCTTGATGATTATTTAGGATTATCGCCATTGGCAGCGGCAGCGGTGGACGTTGATCAAAATAATCTCATAAGCAAACACAACATTGCGTTATTAGCGAACGGAGCGCGGCCTAGCGGAGCAATTGTTTTCAAGCCAGCCGATGATGCTGGGATGCGTCGAATGCTTACAGATGGACAGCGGGAGCAATTACAAACGGATTTAAACAATAGGTTCAAAGGTGTGAATAATGCTGGAAAACCAATGTTGTTAGAAGGTGATTTTTCATGGCAAGAAATGGGTATGTCGCCAAAAGATATGGATTTTATGAGTCAATCTAACATGACGGCAAAAGATATTGCTCTTTGCTTTGGTGTTCCATCTCAGCTAATTGGTGTGCCAGACGCTCAAACGTATGCTAATGTCCAAGAAGCTAGGCTTGCTTTATATGAAGAAACTATAATTCCGTTAGCGAGAAGGGTTGAAAGTGATCTTAATGAATGGTTAGTCCCATCTTTTGGCGATGATTTAATGCTGCGCTATGATATCGACTCTATTCCAGCGATGACAGAACGAAGAAAGAGAACATATGAAAATGTTACTTCAGCAGTGCGCGAGGGTATTATCAGTCGTAATGAGGCGCGTGAAAGGCTTGGTCTTGAACCTATATCGGGTGGTGATGAGGTTTATATCGCGGCCAATCTCTTTCCTCTTGGTGACTCCGAAGTCCCACAAGACGAAGGGCAAGACCCCGAACAAGCAGGCAAAGAAGCCTACGGCAGTTTTGAAGGCAAGCGGGAAGTCGGAAAAGATACATACACAACCCGAGCTGAAGCAGCAGAAAGGGCAGAAGAAATAGGGTGCACAGGTACGCACCAGCATACAATGGACGGGAGACTGGTGTTTATGCCTTGCGACACTCATTCCGAATATAATCGGGTAAAAGATATTCCAGATGGTGCTGATGATAAAGCCGAGAGTGATATTAATACCGTGCCGACTGAAGCTATGGCAAAAAATGCCGAGAGAGCCTTAGAGTTAAGGAAAGAATATAAACGCGGTATGACTATGGTCGGTGTCGCAAGAGCAAATCAGCTAAAATCCCGTGAGCGACTG